TTATTGCTTCATAATCGTTGGCTGTGACTGCTCGATACTGTGCCGAGTAAACTCTGGTCGATAAATTACGAATTGTGTCGATATTTTCAACTTCGGCACCATTTGAAGACCTTTCATTTGTGATTATATCGGAAATTCCACTTGTAATCAGTCCTCCATCATTATCAACGAGTTTTCCAGCAAAAGAAAAGTTGGCCACACCGTTTCCACCAACTCCATCGGTCACAATGTATGTGGAATTGATGACATTTCCATTACTGAGTCGTTTTCCAAGCACTCCATCACCAAAAAGTAGCTCATATTTCTCATCTTGTATCTCTTGTATCAAAAATGTCTCAGAATGAGTACTAATTCCGACAATATTATCAATTTGTGAGTAAGTTTTCCTTGAAGATGACGTTAAAGTGTCTCTAACTTGCACTTTTAACGTTGATGTATCGACATATGGGTTAGGAAGTATGTATTTTTGGTTAGGTTGAGACGTATCTACGACAAATTCGTTGGTTACAAACGTTCCTTGTTTGATATCTATGGTAAATTCTGCAAATCCATCACTTACAGGTGATGTAATGTCCTCTGAGACGCAAAAAGTATAGTTTGTATTTGCAAAATCACCTAATGCAACGAGTCCAGCCTTCAAAGTTACGCTAGATTTAGTGGTTCCAGACCCTAAATCGATTGTAAAACTCACATTTGCAGTTGCAGCTCGTCTTGAAGAGGGTATATAACCTACATTTCGTGCTAAAGCTACGACATTTTCACGTAAAGTTGCGCTATCAATGAATGATTCGTTAGCAACCATGTTGGTATTATAGGCTGTAACGTAGGTATTGTATGCTAAAGTGTCTATTAATATGGATAAATTGGATCCTTCAAAGTCAAAATCAGTAAAATTAGAGTTGGCACGCAGATATTCACGCAAAGAAACCTTAATTTCTTCAAAATCGAGATTTGTATATTGTGTAAATGCCATTATACTCTAGTTGGTTGAAGGATAAATGTTATTTCTTGGGGAGTTGCCTCTTGGCCGATGATATCATAAATTACTGTGACCTCTAAATCGTTCGTATCATTCGGATGATTGATGATTACATCCGTCAAATTGACTCTAGGTTCAAAATTTAATATGGAATTTTCAATTTGCGTTCTTAAAGTAGCTCTAATTGTATTATGTGGTATTTCAAAAAGACTTTCTCTCACATGAGAACCAATCAGAGAGTTAAAAAACCTCTCTTCATTCACTGTTTCAACTAAATTACGAACAGATCTCTTAATTGCATCCTCATTTCTAAGTGCAAGTATATCATTTGTTACAGGATGTCTCTTAAAAGATAGAGAAATATCCTTAAATGCTCTAGATTGTCGTTGTCTTATGACTGGCATCTACTTCTTGATGCAATTTACTCAATATATTTATACTACTTTATAAA